TTAAGTTCATTAATGTTTGCACGTATTTGTTGTATGATTAATTCATTCTTTTTTTCCTTATTTATAACTGTTATATTTTCATTGTCATCTTCTTTTTTATTTTTTTTTAATTTTTTAAAAATATTGTCAGTGTCTTCATCTATATTAGTTATTTCTATATTTTCGCCCCAAGAGACATTTTTTTTTGTTAAAGAATTAACATTTGTATCTAGATTTAAAAGGTTCAACTTACTATACTCTTCTACATTTTCTTCTTCAATTTTTATAGGGGTAAATTTATCGGTTTTTAATGATGTTTCTTGTGGTTTTAACCAATTGTTAACATTACTTATATCTGAATTGAAATTGCGATTAATTTGTTCAATTTCATAATTTCTTTTTTCAGTAATTTCTTTCATAATTAAATCCATGTTTCCTATAGGTTCCGCATTATATTTATCCGAAAAATTAGGAACGTCAGGAACTGGTAAACTTATTAAATTTGTAAAATCTTCTTGACGTTTTACTAAATCTTTTTCAAACTGTGTTTTACGGTCATTATGTATTTCTTCATATGTAATTAAATCTTGAACAGGTTTATCGTGTAATATTTGTATTTTATTATTATCATTTTGAGGTATTTTGTTTTTAATGTAATTTAATATTAACATAATATATTTTTTGTTCATATCAATTAAATTTGGAATTTTATGTTTTTCTGATTCAAAAAAACCTTTAATGTTGTTTGAAAATACTTGAAGAATAACATTTTTATTATCAGTTGATAGAAATTTGAAAATTTCTTCATCACTTACAACATCCCAAAGAGTATTAACATTTTCTTTATGTAAAAAATTATTACTAGTCATTTAATATATATAAATAATTAACGTTATTTTTATATATTTTTATAACGAATCATTAAAATAAATATGTCTAAACTTAGTCATGTATTCATCTTTTAATATATGTGTTTTTAAGTAATGTTCAGTTGTTTTATCTTCAAGCATATGAACAATAAAATAGAGTGAATACATACCGCATTCTGTATTTCCGTATTGATGTTCAATACCTTCATTGCTATCAAATTTAAAGTTAATTTTATATTTTAGTTTTAACCCTTGGTCTTTAATGCGGTTTACTAATTCCATTATTTCTTTTTCTGGTTTATTTCCTGTACTATCAAAGAAAAAAATTTGTTTTTTTTTTATATTAATAAACATTGAAAACCAATGTTGACCTGGTTTATTATGAGGATCAGTATTAAATATAATACCTATTTTTGTTTTACCTTCTTTAATTTGTTGTTCTAAATTAAAATTGCACAATTCATTCCAAACACACTCACCGTATAATTTTCTTGTATCAAAATCAATTGGTGATGGTCCAATAAAATCGAAACATTTATAAGCTTTTTCATACTGTTTCATAACATTTATAATATCAAGGCTTGATAACCATTCATTTGGGTTTTTTTTCCATTCAATCGGTGATAACGGTGCGAATGAATTAATTAAAGAATGGTCAACTTTACCAAATAAACCACTTTGTTTTATCCAACAAGATTCTTTATTACATATTCCTATAAGTTTTTCACTGATTAATTGATGTATTTCTTTAGGTGAATTAGAATTGATTTTATTATCTGGGTGTCGAGCGTTCCATAAATCCCTTAATTTATATAATGATTGATTTGTATAACACGAAAAATCGTTTATTTCGCCTTTAGGTTTTGGACTACAATTAACTTTTTTTAATGTTTTATTATTGTTATTTGTATTTTTGCCACCATTGCGAATGTATTTTTGACTTTTATTTAATTTGGTTGAATTATACTTTTTCATTTTCATTTTCATTTTCATTTTCATTTTTATTTTCAATGTTTTTTTCTTCATAAATATTAGTGATATTCTTTTTTATACCCTTATTTTTTAATTGAGGATCATTTAGATTTATTTCTTTTTTTTTAGGAAATATAAATTCTTCTTTTTTTTTAATTCTAGTTTTTATAACATATTTATCTAAAGTTGGAATATCGATTTGAATTGAACGCATTAAAAGAACATCTTTTTCTATAAAATTTTCTGAATTTGTTATAATTATATCTGTAGTTTCACAACAATTAACGTTTGACAAATTTAAATCTGAAATTAAATCTGAATCTAAATCTTTATATTCAGATTGTGTTATATCATTACTATCAATTGTCTTAAAGTAATTAATTATTTGTGTTATAAAAATATCATATGAATATTTAACGTCTAGTAATAAATCATTTGGTGGTTTATCGTTTAACAATTCTTTAAATAAATTAAAAATTCGTTTTTTATAAAATTTAAATTCTTCTTTATTTATCTTTTTTGCGTTTTTATTTCGTAAACATTTCTTATACATTTCTTTATTTAAGAGACATTCTAAAGTTATTTGATTAATAAAAGTCTCAGACATATCACTTTATAAAAATATAGAAAATATATTATATTTTTATATTATATGTTTATGCAAGGATTTTATCAAAAAAGATTTGGTGGAAACAATAAAATTACTGCTGCATCAATAAAGATGGGTTCAACTAAAGGCAAAGGATCTACTACACGAATGTTAAATTATTGTACAAAACATACTAATGAACCGTCTCAATGCATAACTTCTTTCATTACTGTTAGATAAAATTTATTAACATTTTGATTGTTGTTTTGTCATATCTCTTACTTGACATCTTGTGTTATTGTTAAATATTTCATATCCAATTATATTATTGTCTGGATTTGGGTCGAATTGAGAGAAATTATCAGTTTTAAATAATAATTCGTGATGTGTTGTTTGTTTTAGTGGTTTTAAATTGCAAGTGTATAAATCACTCTTGCTATTAGGAACATAAACTGACTGACTACATTTTTGAAGCGCATATACTTGATTTCTTAATTCAGTCTCTATATTTATATTAGAAGCAAAGCCTGACCATGGAGAAACAGTATTTCCAGGATTAAATTGATTGTGAATATTGTAAGTTGGCAATTTTTTTAAAGGTACGTTAATTTGTTTTCTAGGATCAACAATCGGAAAATAAGAATATTTTGTCATTACAGGTCTAACATCTAAATATGGTTGTAACAATTGTGAAGGAATGTTTCTATCATAAATTCGTGTATTAGTCTGTTCTTGTATTTTTGAATTGCAAATTAATGATTGTTCCATTAATATATTTATATATTATTTATTTAAACATTTATATAAATATAATAAAGGGTTGTCTATATATTTATATATAAATGTGTGGAATTTTTGCTTTGTTAAATAATACAGATATGACAAAAGATATTATTAAAGAGGAGTTTATGAAAGGTAATAAACGTGGGCCTGAATTTTCTAAATTAGAAAGTAAATATAACAAATTGTTCCTTGGTTTTCATAGGTTAGCCATTAATGGGTTAAATAATGAGTCTAATCAACCAATAGTTTTTAATAATATTTTTTTAATATGCAATGGAGAAATTTATAATTATAAACAATTGTATAAATATATAGACGTTAAACCTACTACAGATTCTGACTGTGAAGTTATTATTCATCTTTATTTAAAATATGGAATTGAACAAACCTTAAATATGTTAGATGGTGTTTATTCTTTTATTTTGTATGATAGTCGTATTATTGAAAATGATGATTTAAGTAATAAAATTTATATTGCCCGTGATCCATTTGGTGTGAGACCTTTATATTATCTAAAAAATAAAGGGAAGAATTATGAACGAAACGTGTTTTCTATGTATGGTTTTGCATCAGAACTAAAGTGTCTTCAACGTTTTTATAATACAAATATAAATTATTATTCAATAGGCATTTTTGAACCAGGTACTTATAGTATTTTTAATCTTTCAAGTAAAGTTAAATGTTTGTGGAAACCTGAAAAAGAGAATGTTAAATATTTTATTCCTAGTTTTTCATATAGTTTATTATCATACGAAAATATATTTCAAAAGATTTCAATGTATTTGAATGATGCGGTAATTAAAAGATGTCTTACAACTGAAAGACCGATTGCGTGTTTATTATCTGGAGGTTTAGATAGTAGTTTAATAACCGCTTTAGTAAATAATTTTTATATTTCTCATAATTTACCAAATAAATTAGAAACATATAGCATTGGCCTAGAGGGTTCAGAAGATTTAAAGTATTCTAAAATTGTTGCTAATTATTTAGGTACAAAACACACACAAATTATTATTACTGAAAAAAGATTTTTTGATGTTATTCCTGAAGTTATTAATGCTATTGAAAGTTATGATTTGACAACGGTGAGAGCAAGTATTGGTAATTATTTACTTGGAGAATATATATCCAAAAATTCAGAAGCAAAGGTTATTTTTAATGGCGATGGTTCTGACGAATTGTTTGGTGGTTATCTTTATATGAATAAATGTCCTGATGACATTGAGTTTGATAAAGAAACCAGAAGACTTTTGAAAGATATCCATTTATTTGATGTATTACGTTCTGATAAATCAATTTCATCAAATGGTTTAGAACCAAGGACACCATTTTTAGATAGAAGTTTTGTAAATTTTATTTTATCTACGCCTGCATTTTTTAGAAATCATAAAAATCAAAATACAAATTGCTATAGATGTATTGAAAAGTTTATTTTAAGACAAAGTTTTACTCAAGAAAATTTTAAAGATTGCAATAATAAACAAATATTGCCATCGGAAATTTTGTGGAGAAAAAAGGAAGCTTTTAGTGATGGTGTTAGTAATAAATCAAGGTCTCTTTACCAAATTTTACAAGATTATATTTCATTCCATATGAATATTGAAGAATGTACTGATAAATATAAACCATCTATTGAATTAGAAAAACAATATTATAAAAAAATTTTCGAGGAAGAGTTTCCGAATTGTTTACATATTTTGCCTTATTATTGGATGCCTAAATATACAAATGCTACAGACCCAAGTGCTAGAACATTATCTTTTTATTCTGAAAATAATGATTTAACAGTATAAAATATAAATCATATATATAAAATGTTAGTTGAGTTTAACGAAAACTTACGGGAAAATTTGTTTTTTATTTTTATATTTTTTATTTATTTTTTATCTATTGTTTCATTATTTAGTTTATATAAAAACTCATCTAAATATTTAGAAAAAATAAATTATTATTTTAAACTATACATTTGTTTATTATTAATATGGAGATTTAATCCATTTAAAAAGGTCGAAAAGTTTACAAATTTGGATAGAAAAATTGCGTTTTCAGCTGGTTTAATGCTTATGACAAATACAATATTAGGCACATATTTAGATTATATAAAAACCCAGATTACAAATTATTTAAGATAGTGTAAGGTGTTTTATCTTTTTAATTTTTTTCTTGTTTTATTATTTTTACACCTTTTCTCATTTTCTCATTTACACATTTTCGCATTTAAATCGCTGATACATTAACTGATGATGAAGCAGTAGGTGTAAATGGACCTGATATTGGTGAAGGGGTTGGTCCATTTGCAATTTCAACACGAGTACGATTAAAAATAAGAGTGTATGGATTAGTAGTAGTATCCCATCTAGTTTGAATACCTATTGCCACTCTTGTTGTTGTTCCATTACTAAAATTAATATAAAATGCTGTAATTGATGAATTTGTTAGAATACCTGACTCGTCTACTGAAACACTTGTACATCCCGTTCCAGGAACCGTAGTAACAGGACTAGTAGGAGGAAATGGATCCGTAGAAAAAACAAAAGACGCAATCCCAGTTGTTGTAATAGTAATATCTTGAATTGTTTGTGTTGTAGGCCAGTATGGGCTAGCTAATGATATGAAATTTGCTCCTGACTCACTCTGACCTGTCCAATTTGTTTTATATATAATATTAATGTTATATACTCCATCAGATGCTTTATATAATTCTGATTTGCTATAAGAATTAAGTATATTACCAACGTGACCAATATCAGCAAAACTATTTCCTGTTCCATAAGGCGCTCCTGACGCGTTACTATATAGTGTTTGTATATAAGTTGTCATTTTATTATTTGTATTATCTCTATAAAGGTCTTTACTACCCCAATTACTCCAGCCACTTTGAAAGGTGCCGGTGGCAAAACAACTTTTTGCAAGAACTCCACCTACCCATTGAGCATATAATAATTTATTTGAATTCATTACAATAGAGTCACCAGTTGAATAATTTGTCCCTGAACCATCGGCGGCTGTACTCCATCCTAAAAAGGTGTATCCTGTTTTATCAATTGGGGCATTAAGAATAACATTTACTGAGGCGCTTGACGGGTAAGATGTAGCCGTGGGAACAGTTCCACCTGTATTTCCATTACCATCATATGTTAAAGTGTAATTTACAGATGTAATAACCCATTGAGCATATAATGTTACATTTTGTGCAGGCATTGTAAAACCATTACTTGTAACTGGAACTGGATATGCTGTTCCTAAACCATTAGCTGATGTATTCCAACCATATAAAGTAAAACCTGATCTAGCTAATGAACCAGTATTACCTGTTATAGAAACACCTTGGTACAATTTATAATTAACTGTTGCTGGAGGTGTTCCACTTTCGCTTCCATTGCCATCATAAATAACTTGATAATTGGTTCCAGTTGGATTATACCATTGCGCATAAAGTATAGTATCAGCATATGGCATTGTTAAAGTGCTACCAGCGGGATAATATAACCCCCATATTCCATAAACAGTCACTGTATTCCATCCACCAAATAAGAAGGAGGTGCGTGTAAATGTATTATCTAAAATTTCTACAGGGTAACCACCTAAATATGTTCTAGTTGGGGCAGGAGGTGAACCTGTACCGTCATTTCCGTTATATGTTAATGTGTATGGACCGAATGGAATAAATGTCCATTGTGCGTAAAGTATTGTATTCGCATTAATTGTAAATGTGTTTGTAGGTGAATAACTTATTCCAGTTCCATCAACAGCAGTATTCCAATTAGCAAATGTGTAATCGGTTTTTATAAGAGACCCTTTTCCAAGAACTGTTACTGTGGAACCAGCTGTGTATGGAGAAGAACCATCTGTAGGAACAGTTCCTCCTGTAGAACCATTTCCATTATATTCAACTATGTAAGTTGTTGGAACTACTTGTCTTAGTTGGGTAATTGGGCAATATCTAGAACATCCATAAGCCCTTCTATCGTTTGCTAAACCAGACCTTTTTTTACCTGCCATATATAATATATATATATAATATTTATTATATAATGAGCGTTTTAAATGAAAAAAGGTGTAATACATGTATTTTTATTCAAATACTTTTTTTGGTTTTTATAAAAAAATATTTTAAGTGCTGAATAATGCGTTTTCCCAAAATTTTATCTATTTCATACTCTTTAAGATCTTTATAAATACAATCATATTTATAAAGTTTTATATGATTCATAATGTTTTTTTCAAAATTAGTATTAATATTTCCCCCCAAGATGCCGCTTTCTTTAAATTTTTGTATAATATAATTAAATGATAAATCATAATAATAAGGTTTTACATTTATATAATATATATTATCATTTGCCATTTCAGGATAAAATGTATCATCTAAAAAACATATTTCAGAATTAATGGGTATTTTAGTACATTTAATAAGGTCTGTGTGTGTTTTATTATGGGTTGTTCTAGAGTTTCCAATTGGTTTGTCATTAATTTTAAAAGCAGTTATTATTTGGTCAATTAGTTTATATTTAATTTTTTCTTCAAAATATTGTATTATATAATTAGCCCATTCTGGCGGTCCATTATTATTAGTATATATAAACATCTTATGACAACGATTAGAAAGTTTTGTTTCCTTTAAGTATGTTAAAATATTTATTATATTCGGGCGTAAAAATTCTGGGTATAAATTTAGAATAGCATTAAAATCTGTATATGTTAATTGTATATTATTTTCATTTTTAAAATAATATTTTAAACTATCCCAAAATATTCCATATTGTGTAAAATAACCGAGAGTTTCATCTAAATCAAACACAACTATTTTCATTTGTAATATATATTTAGTTTTTTTGATTTACAAATTTATAAATTTATACATATTAGAAATTTAGAATAATCATAAAGTTATAAATATTTTATTTGTAAATATTATAAAATATGAAAGATTTGACAAAAAATGATTATAAACAAATTTTAACATATTACAATAAACCTATACCTAAAACTAAGGAGCTTATTCAAAAACACGCAGAGGAAATATTATCTACCAAATTATGCAAATGTATTAAAAAAGTTGATAACAAAAATGAAGGACGTTCAATTGGTATTTGTACAAAAACAATATTTAATTCAAAAGGATATACGCGTGGAAAATTTAATTGTAGAGGAAAATCTACAGTTAAATTTAAAAAAAATAATAAAACCAAAAAAATAAAAGTATTATAATTATAAATATATATGAGCATTATATATTATGATATAATTATAATTGGAAGTGGAATGGCTGGTTTATATTCTGCTTATAATATACAACAAAAATCGCCTAATAAAAGCTTTTGTGTTTTAGAAAAATATAGTAAAAATTGGATCGGCGGAAGAACTAGTACAGATTTTTTTTATAAAACATCAATCGTTACTGGTGCTGGTATCGGAAGAAAAGATAAAAACCCTCTTTTAATTAATTTAATGAATAAATTACACGTTTTTTATTCAGAATTTAAATCTGTAATGGATTATTCCAGAGCATTTTATAGTGAAGACATTATGGATGTTGAAAAAATAATAAATAAAATGAAAAAAGATTATAAAAAATATCCTAATTATGGACATAAAACATTTAAACAATTATTTTGTGAAATGTATGGGCGTCATATGTATAACAAATTTATACTTACATCAGGTTATACTGATTATGAAAATGCTGATATTAATGAAACATTATATAATTATGGAATGGATGATAATAAAGGTGGATGGGTTGGTTTGCACGTCCCATGGAAAGAATTGGTATATGCTTTATATGATGAAATCGGACACAAAAACTTTAAATTTTCGTCCGATTGTGTATCTATAGAAAAAATAAAAGAACAACCATGTATGTTTCAAATTATAACTGAAGATGGAAAATTTTATTATTCTAATAAAGTAATTATTGCTACTAATATTTCAGGAATACAAAAGCTCGTTCCTGGCGCTTCGAATAAAAAAAGTATATACCAACAGATTCATGGGCAACCCTTTTTAAGGCTATATGCTAAATTCGATGAAAAATCTGCTAAAATTATGAAAAAATATGTAGTAAATTATACAATTGTTACAGGACCTCTTCAAAAAATAATTCCTATTAAACCTGATAAAGGCGTTTATATGATTTCATATAGTGACAATAATAATGCTTTAGCTTTAAAAGAATATTTAGAAAATACCCCTTATAATCGTAAGTTTTTTTGTGAATTACTTGAAAAAACTCTTGGCATTCCTAAGGGTAATTTATTAATAATTGCTATTAAAGAATATTACTGGCCAATTGGAACTCATTATTATGAACCATTAAGGAGGAATTTTGCTAGTAGGGATGATTTCGTAGATCAAGCACAACATCCTCAAAAAGGTATGATTGTAGTTGGTGAAGCAGTTAGCAGATATCAAGGTTGGGTTGAAGGGGCATTAGAAAGCGTAAAAAAAGTTTTAACTAAAAAATGGATTGATGAGGTGTGTTAACCCTTTATTAAATAATAACTGTGATAACCAATTGCTGCAAATCCTAACATCAATAATAACTCAAAATAGGGCCTTGTTGTTTTATCTCTATTATATCCTATATAACATAATAAAGGACCAATTATGCATATATGAATTAAGTTTATCCAAATTTGTTTACCTTGTGTAATGTATGTATATGTTTTGTATATATGATAAAATATTACTAGTATTCCTAAAATAAATAATAAAGGAAATAATATTTTAGGAAGTTTCTCTCTATAAGTTCCAACATAAATAAATAAACTACCAACAAATAGAATATGAAATAAATTAACAAGAGTAAAAATATTCATATATATATATGATAAAAAATAAAGATATAAAACATTTTGATTACGAAAATACAGAAATTAAAACCCAAACTGGAGGTAAAATAATAAGAAGGGTTTCAATAAGAAAAGGCAAAGGGTATAAAAGTATTACAAGGTATCATAAAGGGAAAAAAATGTGCACAGTTAAAAAACCTATTCATAAATCACATATTAAACTAATTAAAAATAAAATTTTTATTCCTGGATTATTCTTAGATTGTAAAATTAGAGAGAAAAATAAAACAAAAAAAATAAGGATATAAACATTAAACATTTATTTTCTTATAATGAAATAATTCAAAATCATCATTGAATAATTCATTTAATTTTTGTATAGTTTTTTGTTCTAATACTATATTTTCACATCCTTCTATGTTTGATACATTTTCTTTTTTTGAAATATGTATAAAATTTTCAAAACCTATTTTTTTTAAAATAATTTTAAAATCTTCTTCAAGAGTTTCAAATTTACCAATCATATCTACACAACAAGTTCCATCGTTATTTTGTATTTGTGTTTTTTGTGTCATAAATATGTGTCCATATTCAATATCACTAATATTATATTTATCAATATTAATGTAATCATAAAAGGTTGAGTTTTTATTAAGAATTATGTTAAAATGTTTCCATCCAGATAAAGCTCTATCATAAGGATTTCTTATAAAGCAAAATTTAAAATATGTATTCCATTTATCTTCATTCATGTTCATACAATTATTTAAATATTCGCTAGTTTTACAATATAACAATATACCAATGTATTTATTAAAAAATGAAGTATCATATGTAGAATTTCCAATTAAAATATTTTTAAAAAGATGTGTTTTGCATACTAAATTATGGTCTGGTCTTCGTTTTGATAATAAATTAATATAACTTATAAACCCATAATATTTTACTAAAGTAGGACCTATATAACTTCCGCCAGTTTTTGGAATATGAATAAAAATCGCCTTTTTTTTATGATTTATATAAATCATTATTAGTAATATTTAGTTATTTATTTATATATATTTTTATTTTCATTGATTTTATGAATTATTTTATTGTAATACGTATTTTTCTCTCTAATTTTCAATTCTATACTATCTTTTGTATTGTTATTATCAAAAACTAGATTTTTTGGTTTTAGAATTAATAAATTATTCTTAAACATTATAATTATTAATTATAAATAATTTTCTATTTTTTA